GTTAGATATAAATGCTGTTTTAGGTGTTGGTATACCAAACTTCTCAAATAGTAAAGCAGAAGTAAGTTTGTTATTACAAGTTAACATTGCGTTTCTTGTATTACACATAAATGAACCAGAGTTTTGAAAAGCAGAAACGATTGATAAACCACTTTCATCTTCTACAGAACCTGCTCTAGTAATACAAACGGTATCTTTACCTATAAATGTATATTCAGTATCTTTACCATCAAAATTATAAACGGTTAAAGTATTTTTTTCTTCGTCTTTACCTGTGATAATAGCGTGTCTAGTTTCAATAACTATACACTTAATCTTTAATTTTTCGCAAGCGTCATTGATTAACTTAACCGTCAGTTCTTTACCTTCCTTACCACCGACTTTTCTTTTCTTTAAGTCAGGATTAGTTTTAGTAATTACTGCAATTGTGATTGGTTTGTTTTCTCTATCTAAAGTTTGTTCAGATAAGAAATCGGTAAAGTTTTGTACTTGCATTATTGACCTTCATTTGAAACTGCTTTATCTTCTGTTTTTTCATCTAACTTTTTACCAATATTATATTTGGCAGATAGATTCCACTCTTTCTTTTCTTTGAAAGGTAGTACTTTGATTTGTGATAAAGGTGCTTTGGTTGTAGCGTCCTCTGGTTTCACTATAGTTATTAAGTTCCAGTCAGTAAGTAATACTGCAATAGTATTTCTTCTCTGGATATCATTGTCGGTCAAGGTTGCTTTCTTACCATCAAGGGCAAATAATTCTTTGAAGTGTACAATATAGTACTTACCTTGTTTGTGTAATATGTGGCAACTTTGAAATAGTGTTTTGTCTTTACGACTAGCAACACCAATTCTTGTTAGTGTTTCTCTTACTTTTAGGAAATCGTCAGGCTGCTTGATTGTAACCTCTAGCATATCTTCCGGTGACCATTTTACATTGTCTGTCATTTTCTTTTTCTCCCACCCTTATTTAAGGATTTTTTTATATGTTCAATATCGTTTTTAGTCAATATGCTTAGAGCGGTTTTAGCTTTCTCATTACTATAGCCATAATACTCTTTTACATAGTCTAAATCTTTAAGCTTTTCTGCTTTCATCCATTTCGCAAAACGCTTTTTCTTTCTTACTATATTTAGTAAAAAATGATATTGCATATTATTGGGAAGAAAATGATACCCATTCATTTCGTTGGCAGCGATTAAGGTATCATAATGATAAGATAAACACTTGTTTACTATAAACGCAGGATACTTCTTTTCCCAAGTCAAGTCTTCGGTGTTCATCACATCCTGTTTAGTAAAGTTAATACTATTCAGGTATTCTTTGAGTTCGTAAGCCATTATTTAAACTTACAATTTGCCATTATCTCGGTAAGACAAGCGACCATATTGATTTCTTGGTCTGCGACAAAAGCCGCCTTGTACTGATAACCAGCGATAACTAAAACTGCCTGTGGTATAGATTTAGGATCAAGTGCTTTCTGCAATACTTCGTATATATTACGGAACATACTTGTAGGTTCTTTATCTATGTTTTGAATAACCCACTTTCGCATATCATTAAATCTTTTTTCTTTTAATGTAGCGACTAGTTCTTTGTTATTTGCTTCAGATAATGTAAATAAAATACCACTATCAATCTTACCTCTTACAGAATATCTTTGAAGTTCATTGATAGTCCGTCTGAAATCAGGAAAGTATTTAATAATAAGTTCTGCCAAAACTTTCTTATCAAAAGGAATAGATTGTTCATCTAATACTTTACCTAATCTAATCATCATAGCGTCAGCACACTTCTTCTTTTGTCCGTTGACAATTTTAAAGTCTACTACCGTACAACGACTATGTAATGGTGGTATGATTTTGTTTTTGAAATTACAAGTTAGAATAAATCTACAATTGTTATGGAATTCTTCCATAAATGCTCTCATTGCAGGTTGTACAGAATCAGCATTTGTATAATCTGCTTCATCTATAATAACTACTTTATGATTAGCGTCTTCTGTTAAAGACACCGTACTTGCAAAGTTCTTAATTTTAGTTCTTAATGTATCAATTTGTCTACCTTCATCTGAACCATTGATGATAAGATAATCACATTTTAACTCTTCACATAAGGCACGAGCAACCGTTGTCTTACCTGTACCTGCTGTACCTGATAAGAGTAGATTTGGTATCTCGCCTTGTTTTAAAAAGTTTTGAAAAGTTGATTTTATATCTTCTGGTAAGATACACTCTTCAATTTTCTTCGGTCGGTATTTCTCAACCCACAAAAAGTCTGCCATAATATATTCTCCATAATTTAAATTGTACCTTGTAATAGATTAAGTACAAGTGATAACGCTATCAAAAAGCAAGCGATACCACTTACACCAATTACATACTTGATTGCGATTTTAACTTTACTATTAAAATTCACTTTCAGGCTCTAATGCAATCCAGTATTGTACTGGTCTTGTTCTATTAACAAAATGTGAAATCTTTTGTTTTGAGATTGCCACATCATAGTCATCTGATAACATTTTAAAGTTTTCTGCTTTGAAGAACGCTTTAAATGTTTTGTCAGTAGTGCCTACTTGGATATCAAACTTGTTAGAAGCTTTATTCTTTCTGTCTTCTGCAACAAGTGTCATATTTTTACCATCACCAACAACTGAAATGTCAGGTAAGTTAAGAGTAACCACACCTTTCATTAATCTCTCCATATCTGCTTTCTTAAATAAGAAAGATACTTCTGTATCTGGCATAGAGATTGTTTTGGTAGGTGCAACGATAACAGATTCATCAGCAAAAGTATATTTACTTTGTGACCTTCCGTCTTTACCAGAAATACCTACACTAGAACCACCATTGAATTTTAAGTTAGGTGTCTCAAATAAGTCAACCGTTCTTAAAAACTCTGGTAAGTCATAGATTGCAAACTGCTGGTCAAAGTCTTCTTTAATATCTGCTGTTGCTAGAATATTTTTCATAGTAGAAATTGTATTTAATTTCTTACCAGGTTTAATCAAAATATTCTGATTTATATTTGCAAAGTTTTTAAGCAATGCAAGCGTGTCGTTAGATAAGTTCATCATATATTCTCCTTTGTCATTATTAGAACATTATATATCATAGTATCGTCTTTGTCAATAGCCTATTCACTTTGTCGTAAATAGTCTAACATCTTCTCTGGAGTTGTTTCTTCATAAGGGTCGTCATCTTTTCCTTCATTGTTGATACCTGCTTCTTGGAACCATTTCTCAACAACGCCGTTATTAATAACTGCCATATATCTCCAACTTCTATTACCGAAACCTAAATGGTTCTTACCAATTAGCATTCCCATAAATCTTGTAAAGTTTCCAGAACCATCTGGAATGAATTTTACTTTTTCAATGCCCATATGGTCTGCCCAGGCATTCATTACAAAACTATCATTTACTGAAATACAATAAACTTCATCTATTGTAAACTTTGTGATAGTATCATATAGTTCTTCAAACCCTGGCAACTGCTGACTTGAACAAGTCGGTGTAAATGCACCAGGTAGACTGAATAATACAACTCTTTTATTTTTGAAATAATCGTTTGTTGTCTTATTCAACCATTGACCACCGATAGCACAACCGCCATCAGTTTCTACTTCGTCACCTTCTCTTACTCTAAAAGTGACCTTTGGTATCTTCATTTCATTTTTCATATTATTCCTTTTGTAATTCTCTATAATATAACATAACTAAACAATTAAGTCAATAGGCGATGGTTGAATTCTATCTGGCGCACTTCCCATCGCCTATGTAAACCGTTCTCCTTTGTGTATGTTATTAAGTAATATCCGAATCTAATTCTGCGACTTACTTAATTTTGATTGTTCTAGGTTTTTTACTATCTGGAACAATCTTCTCTAAACTGACTTTTAAAAGTCCGTCTTTGAGTTCAGCACCTTTGATTTCTACATCATCAGCGATTGTGAAAGACCTACTAAAATGTCTTTTCGCAATACCTTTGTGTAAAACTTCAGGTCCTTTTTTATCACTCTCTTCTTTATGTAAAGATTTGATAGATAAAACACTATCAGCATAATCAACAGAAACATCTGATTTAGAATATCCTGCTAATGCTAATTCAATATCGTAAGTAAAGTCTCCAGTCTTTACGATATTATATGGTGGAAAGTTTGGGACTCTATTACCGAAGTCTGTAGTATCTAACATAGTTTCAAAACTATTAAATACATCATCAAACCCTACGGTCATAGGTCTTAAATTGTTAAAAAATGAAATTGCTCTGTGATTGGTCATTATGAACCTCCTTATTAGTAAGCAAAGTTAATGTTAAGAGAACCCATTATGGCGTTCTCATAGTTATTTATATAATCATTATATCTCATTTGTCAAGTCTTTCAAATAAATTAAGTGGTGGTTTCTTTTAATTGTGTACCACCAAAACAATCAGCGCTTTAGGTTCAGAATTTAGAGAGCAGAACCAGAGGTAACTTAATACCTAACTTACTCTAGCGACACCGTATTTAATGTTCTATCTACATTGGGTAATTACGGCACCCTATATCCTCTAATAGGTCTTATGAATTGCCTATCAGTATTATATATACACTCACAATCGGTGAGGAGGATAATTCCATCTAAAAGCCTCTTTGTGCTTTTAATTTCTTTTGTTTCTTCTTCCAGGCAGCAGCCATTTCTTTATTCTTACGGATCCTTTTATCACTAGGTTTCTCGTAATATTGTCTTTGGCGTATCTCCTTGACTAGTCCTTCTTTAGCAACTTTTTTCTTAAGCACTCTCATTGCTTGTTCCAAGTTACCATTACGAACGGTTACAAGTATACTCAAACTTATTTACCTCCTTTCAAGGTATTGTCTTCACTACTCATTAATAATATAACATAATGGATTGCTTTCAGCAAATCCTTTCTGTTTCTTCCTGCTTTCTTACCATACCTGCAAAGATACTTAATAGCATTTGCTTGGCAAAAATCTTTATCTACATTCAAGTGTCTTAACATATCTTGCACTTGAAAACCATCTTTGGTTGTACTATAATGTTCACCATATGTGCTTTCAACATATGTTTTAATTTCTTTTATAATTTTATCTTCATTGTATTTCATAATGTACCTTCTATTTATATTCAAATTACTAGTGTAAAAAATGGAGAGAGGCCACTACACCTCTCCCCAAGGACCACACTATGAATAGATTTATTAGACGAAGTCCTCTTCGGATTCGTCATCTTCCTCACTATCATTGGACATCATTTGTTCCTTTAATGCTGTGTCTTTCTGCTCTTGAGCAATACTCTCGGCAGTAGCACCGGCATCCACTTTCGTGTACAAGTCAACAAAAGAAGCTTTTGTATCAGTATCAAATCTATTAGTACATAGTTCAATCGCCTTCATCTTATTTCCAAAGATTGAATAAGCTTGTACAATGTGTACTAATCTTCTTGTACTGATAATCTCATCAACCCCACCGTCAAAGTAGGTCTTTCTGATTACATCAGCCCAAGTTGATAACTTCTCAACATACTGAACATCTTTCTTACCTGATTGAGCAAGAGTGTTGTTAAGTATTTTTTGTTCAGTTTTAGCAGATGGATACTGCTGTTCAAAGGTAACTGGAAATCTTTCTAGGAAAGCTTCGTTCAGTATGTTAGTACCGATAAACTTACCATCATCACTTCCTTGACCTTTAGTATTAGCAGTAGCGACTACATTGAAACCAGCACTTGGTTTAACGAATTTGTTAATCTTCTTAACATAAACTCCGTTACCTTCAAGGATTGGTTGTAGACACATAATCTTGTTAGAAGCAAGGTCAACTTCATCAAGGAGCAATATTGCACCTCTCTCCATCGCCTCAATAACAGGACCATTCTGCCAAACGGTTTGACCGTCTCTTAATCTGTAACCTCCAAGTAAATCATCTTCATCGGTTTCAATTGTAATGTTTACTCTTATCAGTTCTCTCTTTGCCTCAGCGGCAGCTTGAACAACTGAAAAAGTTTTACCATTACCAGATAGACCGGTTATGAATATTGGATAAAATTGTTTTGACTTAACAATCTTTC